TATAAAAATAATTCGGTTAATGGAAATCCAAGTTTATCATAATATTCACTAACATCAAAATCTGTTTTGAAACTAAATCCATATACTTGTTCACCATAAACATTATTACTGAAACCAGCCTCATATATTTCAAATTCATTTGGTGTTGCAATTACTTCAAAATTTCGTCTTTTTTTTGTACCACTCATATTATTATATGTTGAACCTGAAGACGGTGCTACGAGATAAAAATCAAATGAATTAAGAAGATTTTTTGAATTAGTATCATAAGTGGGATTGAAGAAGTCTTCCAAACTATTATGACCCATTGCAACACCATTTAATAATGACATCCATTCAATCCTACCATATATCCTATAAACCTGATTTTCCTCTCTTTCGGCATCAAAGACCAAAGTACTATTTACTACATCATTTACTGTGAATTCTGTGATTTCGGAAGCATTTCTCGTTAATTCAACTTTAGTGTAATTGTCAATATTAACACTATCAACATTCTTCTGACTACCAAGTAATATATCTTGTTTACTATCCATATATCATAAATACCTGCAAAATTTTTTCTGTTTTTTGTAACATTTCTATTTTGTTTTCGTATAATGAGTATGTTTAACTTAAAAAAAATGAAATTATGAAAAAAGTAACAAATTTAGCAGTAATTATTCTTACAATTATTTTTATGAGTTGTAGTTGTGAGAAAGACGACCCGATTGTTCCTGATACTTTGGAAACTCAGTTTCCTGATTGGGTGAACCTTACTTGGGAAGCCACTGATGATAATTACAATGGTAACACCTATCCCAAACTCAGTATCAACATTGTTGGTAACGAGGTGACTGTAAGTTTAGTAAATGAAACCAGTACTTCTAACCTTACTTTCGAAGACATGACCATAACAGGTGATTATGTTGTTATTGGTGATGTGATGGATGGTACACCATATTTAAATGGTACGTTTATAAATGATGAAATAACGATTGTATTTGATGTGGGAAATACACCATATTATGATGACCACACTTACGTGCTCTTAATAAATTAAATTAATTATGAAAAAGAGAACCCCACGTGATTGCGTGGGGTTTTTTTATGTTACCAGACCTAATTCAAAAATATATTCAAATACGTTTGCAGCATCAAATCCTTTATAGAAATAATATTTGGAATCAACACCACCACTTGGAACACCATTCACTTTTCCACCACTATATGGACATGCAGCAGTCCAACCCGTAGGAATATTAGTACCGTTACGATAATTAGTATTTGCTAATCCAGTGAGTTCTGTGCTTGTAAATCCTTTCGATGGATGACTATTAATACTAATTATATCATCAAGGGGTACTTCAATAATATCAGTCCAATGCAAGTCAGAACGTGCAAATCCTTCTGTATTAACCATACCAGCAGCAAGAGGCATACTATTACCAAACAAAAAATATTTATTCCAATTAACTTCATCTTCCCATTGAGGATGAAAATAATCTGCCGTTAACACACCCTTCACACGGTCACTCCCGCCTTGAATATCAATCATTTTACCTAATTGTGGTAGATATATAGCAAAATTCATCCAGTTAGCACCAAAACGATTTGTTCCAGCAGTTCTATTACTTGGGAATTCTGCAAAATTATTAATTGTGCCCTGAATATCCTCAGTGAGAATAACACCAACATTATTTTTTGACCCTTTTTCTAAATAATTAACCCATTCACCTTGGTCGCTACTAAATTTTCTGAAAAACGGACCAGCTTGCATTGGGTCAAAATTTTGATAATCTTTATGAATATTATTAAATGTTATTCCATGAAATCTTGAGACACTATAAAATTTACCAGTCTCAAAAGTTGCATGTTGTTTTCTCCAAGCAACAGTTTTTGAATCATTCTGATAGGTAAAACCTTGTGCGCTTGCTGCGTGTTGTGGAAATTTTAATTTGATTCTATATGGTTCGATTTGTGTTTTCTCTCGTCTTAATTTACCACGACCACTCATTGATAATTCAGTTGATGTTATTTCGAGGGTGATAAACCCCCTGAATTTTGTAAAGACACCATTCAGATTATCCCAATTAGTAGAAACTTCGTCACCAAAATCATTTGTTAGTATTTTATCTCTATTACAATTAATGATGAAAACAAAATCACCATTTCGTTTAAATATTGAATAATTGCTGGGGTCAACTAAAATCATATCACTTCCATCATCAGCTACGTTTCCTGCATCAATATCAACATCACTAATTTCTGGTGGATATGTGTATACTTTTTCCGTTATTTCACCAATTCTTTTCGACCCCATTCCGATTGTATAATAATCATTAATACTTTCATCAACCTTATCATTTGGGTATACACGATAGTAATCCCTAATTTCTTCCGCATCATCCCAATCATAACCACGTAGTGCTTCTTGACTATCAGTAAATGCAGTACCAAAAAGAATAAAAGTATTCACAAGGGTCGCTCTAACCCTGAAATCTTGACGAGTAATTCCAATTTCGAAATTTTCGAAATCACCCCAAATCTTGACGAGTAATTCCAATTTCGAAATTTTCGAAATCACCCCAGAATGGTCTGACATCAACAGTTATTTCTTGGGTTTCAACATTTGGTAAATCACCCAAATCATCGCTTGGTTTAATTCTGGTATTATTATCAGTAAATTGACTCTCAGGATAACCTAAATTTCTCACCATTGCTGCTGGATTCATACTATATTTTCCAATATCGGTTATATCGACACTAAGATGAACAACTTGTGTACCAACTGGCACACCAAAAATCATGTAGTCACCAGCAATATTTGTAAGAGCAGTATATTTATAATATTTTTTATAAACATCCAAAAATGGTAAGTTTCCAACAATTTCTTCTTTAATTGGAAAACTACCAAATGCCTGTTTGGGTTCGAGTTGATGAAAATACTAATTTTTGCATTTGGAACTCCAATACCACCGTTAGCAAGTACTCTTCCAACAAGAACACCATAATCTGCATTAAAATTTTGATACACATCGGCAGTGCCAAGGCTTAATGACATAAACTCAAGGGTTTCAACATCTTGTTCGAGTTTAACCCTTATATATTTGTCTTGATTATCGTTTCCCGTATCACCACTGCTTAAATAAATTCGTTGTGATTTATTCATAATTAAAATGTTTCCTATAAATACTAATACGAGAAAAACCCAACTTACTTGAAAAACTTTCATGTTTTTATAAAAATAAATTCAGGGGAATCGAGTCGAATTTCGGGCGAAAAAAACCGAATTTCAGAAAATCGAGAGAAATATGAATAGAAAACCAATGAATCCCGAATTACAGACAAGAATAACAGCATGATAATAATTGTCCCAAAACACCTTTTCGATATTTTTTTAGTATTTATTGAAAAGAATAAGCATTGCTTAATTAGAAAAATAATAAAAACTTAAATAAATAAATAACATGGCAGATTTTGTATTTACCTCTCCGGGTGTAAAATTTAAAGAACGTGACCTCACTTACGTAACACGTAATGTAGGTATAACAACTTTGGGATTAGCTGGTGAAACCTTAAAGGGTCCAGCTTTTGAACCAGTCTTCATTCAAGACCAAGGACAATTCTCAGAAAAGTTTGGTGCGCAAAGCACGAAAAGATTTCAGAATGCTGAAAAAACATTAAAATACCAATTACCATATGTTGCAAATGCATTCCTTGAAGAAGCACAGCAACTTTGGGTGACCAGAGTTCTTGGACTCAGTGGATATGAAGCAGGTACTGCTTGGAATATCATTATGCAAGCAGGTGTTGATGAAAGTACTGCCGTAACTGGTGTAAGTACACCATTTTCATCAGGATTTACCGATAATAGTTTTATGGGTGTGAGTATTAGTGGTATTGGTGTTACTGGCACATATGAAAGTGGTTGGGAATTGATTGGTGTTGGAGCATTTGAGAATACAATCATGGAATTTGAATGTACTGCATATACTGCAAGTACTACTACGGGTACTGTAACTGGTGAAACAACTGTACTTAGTGCGACAACATTAACAGAATATGATAATATGGTTCTTGCCGTAGTTAGAAGTAGAGGCGATTCAACCACACCAATTGATAGTGTTCCTATAACAACTTTCGTAACTGAGAATCTTGAAATAACTAATAATAACACAATTGATAGTGTGATAAGTCCCACTGGTGATGTTTTTGGTAACTTTGATTTAGTTGCTTCGGGTACATCAGGTACAACAAGTGAAACATATAAGGTATCATTGAATTCTAATGACAGTAGCTATTTACCAAATGTAATTGGTTACGAACCAAAAGATAAAAACACAATGGTTTGGGTTCAAGCGATTTATCCTGACCTCATTAAAAAACTTGATGAAGACGGAATTGCATATGGTATTAAATCTGTAATGGTTACAGGCACAACTGAAATATTTACTGATTACGAAACTGGTTTCAAAACACCAGAAACTCCTTGGGTTGTTTCTCAATTAAAAGGTAATGGTGTTGACAGACTTTTCAAATTTATTAGCATTTCAGATGGTGATGCAGCTAATCAGGAAATTAAAATTAGTATCGCAAATATTGACCCATATGCAGGTGAATTTGATGTGGTTATTCGTGCATTTTACGATACAGATGCAAATCCAATTGTTTTGGAAACATTTACAAAATGTACGATGATTAAAGGTGCTTCAAATTATATTGGGCAACGTATTGGTACAAGTGATGGCGAATATACTCTTTTAAGTAATTATATCATGATTGAGATTGCTGATGACGTACCTCTTGATGTGTTCCCAGCAGGTTTTGAAGGCTTCATGTTCAATAATTATGATAGTGCAATTACTGGTGATGGAACTGGTATTGCTCCTGAGATTTTCTACAAAACCAGTTATGCCAACACCGACAAAGTTAATAAAACATACTTAGGTATATCTGAACTTGGTTATACTGGTGACGGTATCAACCAGAACATGTTCAATTTTGATAATTGGTATAGTGGACAGCCAGCATCTGGTTTCACTAAATCAGATGGTTTCCATATGGATAGTGGCGCAAGCACAGTTTATGTTAATGGTACTTTGGAAACATTTAAAGTAGGTGCTGGTGATTTTAGTACATATCAAGAAGTTGAAGATGTGACTAATCCATATTACGACTCAAAGAAAAGAAAATTTACATTAGTTCCTGCTGGCGGTTTTGACGGATGGGATGTTTACAGAAGAGAACGTTCATATGGTGACATGTATATTCAGGGTGGAAGACAGAGTGGTCATCCGGGTCAGCCTTTGGTTGTTCCAACTAACGATTTCCAAGCATGGGAAATGGCTATTGATACTTTCAGTAATCCTGAAAATGTTACCATCAATATCTTCGCAACTCCTGCTATTAATTGGGCAGACCAAACAACATTGGTTCAAAACACAATCGATATGATTGAACAGCAGAGAACCGATACATTATATGTTATTGATGCTCCACAAGCAAGTATTGATAACGTACCAACAATTGGTGATAGTGGTAAGGCTGATGTTAATGCAGCAAATAATATTGTTGACTTACTTGATACATCAGAAATTGATAGTAGCTACAGTTGTACTTATTATCCTTGGATTCAAATACGTGATACTCAGAATAACGTTAACATTTACATCCCACCAACAGGTGAGGTTGTAAAAGCAATGGCGTTTACTGATAATATTTCGTTCCCTTGGTTTGCTCCTGCTGGTCTTAACCGTGGAGTTACTAATGCAAGAAAATCACAATTTAAACTTTCTCTGGAAGCACGTGATATTCTATATGATGGTAGGATTAACCCAATGGCAGACTTCGCAGATGCAGGTACTGCAATCTTTGGACAAAAGACACTTCAAGTTAAAGAAAGTGCTCTTGACAGAATCAATGTTCGTAGATTATTGCTTCAAATCAAGGTTCTTATTGCTAATATCGCAGTTAGACTTTTATTCGAGCAAAACGACCAACAAACTATTGACCAATTCTTGAATAAAGCAAACCCAATTCTTGATAGTATCAAGAGAGAAAGAGGTTTAACTGACTTCAGAATCAAAATGGACGATAGTAATAATACTACTGAAACTCGTGATAGAAACGAATTATATGGTGAAATCTTCTTGAAGCCAACACGTGCTCTTGAATTTATTGGTATTACATTTACAATTACACCATCTGGTGCAAGTTTCGATGACGCATAATAATAGATTTTAAAAATTGAGAAACCCGCTATTTTGGCGGGTTTTTCTTTTTCCAGTATTTATGAGAAATAACATTAGTTTTAATTAAAAATTCATGGGACGAAAGAAAAAAAGTGTTCTTAACCAAATTGTTGGAGAACCTATTATAAAGGAAGAACCTAAAGAAGAAGTGGTGGTTGAAGAAGTTTCAATTGATGAACAAGATGGTTCAAAATCGAAAGGTGAATCATTTTTCAAAAGAGAAGAAGAACCTAAAGAACAAGAAGAGATTAGTTTAAGGGAGCAAGAAGAGATTAGTTTAAAGGTTTCAGGAGAGAAACTTGCTGAAGTTCTTGAGGAAAAGAAACTGGAAGCAGTTATTGTTGAAGAAAAAGCTGAAGAACCTGTTGTTGAGGGAATAACTATAATCAAACCAAGTAAAGAACAACTTTCACGTCTTTCAAAGTCTGGGTTGAGATGGTATCAGAGAACAGGAATGCTACCTAAATAATATTTGTTGTTTTTATTCGGTGTAGTTTTCAAATCACCGAGTATTTATTATTAAACGTAAAAATAAGCAGAAAATTAATATTCAAATAAAATGGCAGCAGAAGAAACAATGATAAGAACGATGCCGTTCGAATACGAACCGAAACGGGTTAACCGATTCTTTGCCGTATTTGACGACTCATTAGGAATTCAAGTTTGGAAAGTTCAGAAGTTCAAAAGACCTTCAATGAAAATCAATAGTGTACCTATTCAGTACATGAACGAACAGAACTATGTTGCTGGTAGATATACTTGGGACGCAATGTCTGTGACATTCCTTGACCCGATTGGTCCGTCTACTTCACAGCAACTTATGGAATGGGTTCGTCTGCACGCAGAATCACTTACAGGACGTATGGGTTATGCAGCAGGTTATAAGAAAGACATTATACTTAAATCATTAGACCCAACAGGTGTTGAAGTCGAAAAATGGTTCTTGGAACAATGTATGATTACAAGTATTGACTTTGGAGATAACGACTATACAAACGATGAATTGACAAACATTACCTTGGAAATTCAACCTTGGAGATGTATTCTTAATTTATAAGAAATACAGAAAACTTTATAAAGCCACTCGTTTCGGGTGGCTTTTTTAGTTTTTAGAAACAATCATTCCTAAAACAATCATTTCAAAACCCATTTGACAAACTGGTTTTTTTGGATTAACCAGAATCAATTCATCGTTTTTAAATATTATTCTACTTTCCTTGTCTTTCATGCTGCTAATTCTTTAATTCTGTCATTCATTATCATTTTAGCGTAATATTCTCTGTTTTTAGTTTCGATAATTTTGTAGTTCTCATTATTATGACTAAACCATACCACATATGATTTTCCGAGTTTAATTCCAGTGTTTTTTTCAATAATTAATTTATACATTGCAAGTTGTAAGGAATATATTTCCAAATCACTGTCTTCTAATATCATTAATTTATCATGAAAGTGTCTGGATTTCATTTCCATGTCGAATTTCTTATTTGTTTTCCAGTCCCAGATTTGAAATTCACCTGTTTTAATATTGAAGAATAATATGTCGAGCATTCCACCAATTAATGATTCTTTATCATAAACAATCATTTCAGTTCGTACTGGAATTAATTTACCTCTAACATCATTATGGAAGTTATTGACATGTTTTTTTGTTATTTTATACTCAGGTAATATTGGGTCAAACCCAAATTCCTCAAGTATCCATTGTTCGGGATATGGAAAGACTTTGTTTAAGAATAAGTTTTCGGCATAGTCGTGAATTGCCGACCCCTTCATAGTACCTTTTTTATTTATGAATTGCCATGCACGTAAAACCTCTTTCTGTGTGAGACTATATTCTTCGGCTTTAACTTTCGACCAATAATCTTCTTGAAATTCTTCTTGATATCGATGTAAAATCGTGGTAACACTAATCAATTCCTGACCATTCACATAATATTTATGTGGTTCGTCATGATAGGTAACGTCATTGAATGTCGTGAATAATTTATTAGGTACATCAAAAGTCATTGCAGCAAATATACGAAAATTTTAGTTTGTTACAATGTTTTTCTGTAAAATTTGTTCGAATTGTAGTTCTTCGAGTTTCTTAATCACAGCAGTTTTATCGGCTGCTAATCCAGAATATCCATGTATGTGACCAATCAATGCTACTCTAATGACCTCTAAGGCTTCCACCAAGACATCTGCACGTGCCAATGGGTGTCCGTCTTCGAATATCCTCATTCTATCCTCTGCACTCACCCTTGCAGCCTTAAATCGAGGATTACCTTCATGGGTAATGAGTGCTAATTTATCGCTTTGGATAATTGTATTACTATAATAATTTCCTTCATCACCTTCAAGTGGTTCAAAAACCATATCAATTGTTGCAGGATTTTCTGTATTAAGTTTAAGCACGTTACCATTTTCATGTTTACCTGCTCTAAGATGTACTTCATTTAGTCTTAAAATAATATCAGTATTAACTTTACCAACAATAGCAACATCATCTTTTGTTGGATAAACATCATTTGCATCTGGATATGTGCTTGGTGCTTTTTCTGGTCTGGTTAATCCGAGATTCGTGGTCGAAAGTGCCGTGAACTTCGAATCAAATGCGATTTTCTGTGGTTGAGAGACTATACTTCCCATCCAAAACCTACTTCTTTCAGGAAATTTATTGTCTTCAATGAAAATTCTGACCATTTCTCCAACTTGTGGATAAATATGGAAAAACTTTGGTAGTAATGGATAAGACCAAGGCAATTCATTGTTTGCTGTTTTATTATCGAGTTCTGGAATTCTGACTCTGATTCTACCACCATCAGTTTCATCCGTAATACTCATAACTTCACCATAGAAAATCGTTCTGTTCCTAACAATGCTTGTATTTTCCCTTTTATTAGGATTACTTGTTTGTATGATTGGTTTATCAAATGCCATTATTTCACTAATTTTTCAACAATTTCTACATAATTTTTTTCGAGTTCTTCCATTAACTCGGCTTTTTTATTAATTCGTTTTTCGAGTTCTTCCATTTCATAGGTATTGGCAATAAGTTCATCTTTTAACTTATCATGTCTGGCTTTAATATCATTACCCATTTTTTGGAGTTCGATTTGTGTGTGTTTAGTCAGGTTTTCCATTATTGTGCCACCCCATAACCTTTTGTAAATGTTATTGTTGAACCGAATACCGAAACAGGACCTGTAGGTGAAATACCTGCTGCCGTGAGTGTTATCCCGGGTGGTACTGCCACTGAAATAATCATATCCTGTTGAATTGCTTTAACAATTTCTTCGATTCTAATTCTTTCCATTATTTCATCAGGATTAATCCCACCTGATGGCAATGCACCAACTGGAAGTCCTGCTTCTGATTTTCTTGCAATAATACGTGATGCAATTTTTGTTGGTGACAATCCTGCACGAAGAGGCACACCAATCAACATGAGTGGAGTGGGTACAGGTGGAGGACCGCCAATCGATGAGAGGTTTAATACTTTTGTAAATCCTCCAATAATTGCGTCAATATTACTGAAATCTATTGCCATTTAGTCTTCTTTTAACTTTTTAATACTTATCCATTTCCAACCGAAGAATAATCTTATACATATTCTTCTAAACCAATTAGGTTTTGATGAAACTGCAAGTTGTGTTCCTTCTTTGTCTCCGTCAATGAGGAAAACACCAAGGAATGGTCTGTTTAATTTTTGGTCTACTATCATAATTTTATGTTATTACGTCTTTAACTTTACTTAATGCACCAGTGAGACTAACAATAATATCACTGTACTGATTTATTTTTTCTTTGATAACCCTTGTTATAACAGGTTTCAACAATTTTATAAGATATGCAATTGCCAGCACAAATATGAATTCTGCAACTAATCTCATTATTTCTTTTGACATGCATTTAATACAGGTCTTGAAGTTTTCCATGTCTTCACTCGCATTACTAAGTAAAACAGTTCCATTATTCTGTAATGAACTCATCATACCGAACAACGTTCGTATTTGTGGTGCAGTCGTTACGGCTTCCAGCATCTTAACAGTAAATATGTTAATTATTCTCTGAAAAAACCCGTCTTTAATTGTTTCCTTATTTTCTTTTGTCTGGTCTTCAGTTGCCATTGTGCTTTCATCAATTGTTGCTCCAAGTTGGTTACCAATAAAAAATGGGTCGGTTGCTCCAGAGATGCTTGAAACCAAATTAGTGAAATCGTCAAACTCCAGAGACGCTGGCATTAATCCACAACCTAAATCATAACTAACAGCACCTTGAATCAATTCACGTGCTTTCGCAAGTAACTCATCGAATTTTTCTGGTGCTACCACAAAAGAATCATCATCATTGAGAACTTGTTGTAATTGTGTTTCAACCAGAAGTTCTTCATATGCTTGTTCTTCAGTTTTATTCTGATTTTTTACCAACGTACCATAAAAATTATCCATAACAGAACTCACAAGTTCTTTTTTATTAACAAGTTCAGTCCCATCAATATAGTTGGTAAAGAATGCTCCAATTGTTGGTGTTGCACCACTTGGTCTTAATTGAAAACTGTCACTGGCTTCGATAAATTTAATTTGTAAGTTATTAAATCCTTCAGAATCGCCAGCATTTAGAATTGCATCATATGCTGTGCTATTGAAACTATTTGTTGTTGACCCATATATTAAACCGCCTTCAGTGCTATTCGGATTAACTTTGAATTTACCGCTTATATCAATATCTTTTACAGGAACAGTAATTCCATTTGTCATGAATGAAGACGGAATTAGTTCTTCAGCATTTGACTGAACAAATTGTTTTTTTAACACCGTTTTTAACTTTGGTTCGACTTCATCAACTAATTTACCAAACATTCCACCAATTGCTTCCTTGATTGCTTCAGTACCTGCAACGGTTTTTAAAACATCAAGTAAGAATGGTACGATATCATCCTTATTATTAATAGACGGAAACAAGTCTGTTTGTAAAATATCTTCTCCTTGTTCCATTAAGGAATTATACGAACCAATGATCGTAAAAACACTTCTTTTTTGGTCAGCCAAGCTCATTATTTACCTTTTTCCTTTTCTTTTAGTTTATCCTTTTCTTCAAGTTGTTCTTGAACAAAACTCAATAACTCATTTCTTCTATCAGTACTTACATCACCTTGTTCTTCAACAGGCACATTTTTACCAGAAACACCACTTCCACCACCTTTATCGAAAACCACTTCCTTTAAGTAACGAAGTAACATGATTTTCTGGTCAACATTTTTTGCTTCAGCAGCAATAAGTTTAACAATTTGGTCACCAATTGCTGCAACCTCACCATTTTCCTTAACTTTGGTTTCCCATTTTGTAAATAATCTATTTATTTTTGCTTTTTGATTATGACTGTCTTCATAAATTTCTTGAAGCAGTTTATTAACACTGTCTTCAGTAAATTCTAATCTTTTTCTTTTTGGTCTCGCCATTTTAATAGTTTTAGTACATATAAATACGGGTTAATATATTTTAATCTTCCATATAATCAATTTTCTGAATGAAATAAATTTCCTTAAATGGCTTGATTCCTATTCGTATCTCTTTGGTGCTTAGACCTGTTTGTTCCTTTAAATATAATAAAATTTTATTTTTAGCAAATTTATTAGTTACACGCTTTTCATATCTACCATCGGGACTATCTTCCATAAACAGAACCTGCCAATTTTTTAACACATTAGCAATTGCATCACCAACGAGTGCTTCATTCTTCTTTATCGTTGGGTCGGTTTCTATTCGGTCTTCAATTTTTCCAATTACGGCATTAATTAACTTTTCGAGTTGTTGTTGATTCTCCATTTCCATCTCATATGTATGTTCAAGATTTTCATTAATTTCATCAATATAATCATCAAAACTCAAATTAGTTTTCTTTTCAGTGTAACTTTTTTTACTATGGTCTTTATAATAATTTCGTATAATTGTTTGGCAATAACTAAATGCCTTGGTCTTAGCTCCCGATTTTGTTACTTTATTAGGGTTGAACTTAACCATGTGTTCAATCAGGTGTGTAAGGGCGTTCGATTCAACTTCTTCCATATCATAATTTCCGATATGAATTGGGTATCGTCTTAATATTGATTGAATCATTTTTCGAAACGGTTCAATCAATATTTCGTTATAGATTTGATTTTTTTCTTCCAGCGAATCAGAATTAATATAATCTACAACGGCTCGTTCTTCTCTCTCAGCAAAATAATGCGTAGGATTTGCGATTTTCTTCATTTATTCGGTTACTACTTTTTGAAGTCTTGTTAAGTCGATTGGTCTGTCATTCATGAAATTAGATTCCTTTGTCGCTGTTTCAAACCAGAATTTTCTTTCATCAACAGGCATATCCTTCAGATATCCATCAAATAAACTACCTGCACGTGTTGCAAGATGTTTGTACCCAATTTTTGGCATACTAAAGATTTTTGATGCATTATTTAATGCTCTAAGCAAGAATTCATACATAAAAGTCAATTTAATATTTGACTTATAACCACCTAAGTTCACGAATTCCGACTTTTTAATAATACCACCAGACAATTTAAAATCTGTGTATTGTTTCAGAGCATTCGCATTTAAATAACCCATTTCACCGTTCTCGCCAACAAATTGTTGTGCCCAAACTGTTTCATTGGTCATTTTGATGCCCTCATTTTTCTCATTGACTTCAATCATCATGGTTAATAATATGTCAATTTCAGGAAAACTTTCAACATATTTTACCGCATTTCTGAAATATGTTCCACCGTATTCATCATCGAATTCAAGTACCGAGAAATAATCGGTAGTTACGTTTTCAACTCCAAGATTAACTTGCGACTGATAATCGGTTTTTCCATCGTTTTTAATTAAAACAAAGTTTTCGTGAGTTACCCCACTAACACTATGTTTACGAAGTACAGAATCTCTGAATCCCACGATAGCTACATCGAGTTCTGTTGGGTAAACCAACAATATTTTAGGGAGTTCAGCAACGTCTTCTTGCTTTAAAACACTTTCAACTGATTTTGTTACCAATCCAGATAATTCATCATTATATTCATGAATTGGTATAATTACTGATATATTCATTTTATTTTATTTAAATTTTAATGTTATTTTTCTTCAACGGGTTGAAGTGATTTTTCAAGCAAAGCAATTCTTTTATTAGCGAGTTCGGTATAAATTTCAACCAATCTAATTTCGCTATCTGCTTGATTATATTTTGACGCAACGCTTTCCATTACATCATATAATTCTGGAGAAATATTATCATCCAAAAATTTAACAAGTACGTCTCCAACTAATATTGGAAGGTCGTAATAGTTTTCAGTCCAAACACCTGCTCCATCAATAGCCTGTACTGGTTTACCTTCTTCATCCCTATCAATCATATATTCAGGCATGATATCGGGTTTCAAGCAAATTGGAATCACACCTGATTTCATACATTCTAATGGAAATGTTCCGAAACTCGCAATTCTGTCAATCCACAAAGCAGCAAAATTACCTTGCAACCTTTTTGCAAAATCAACTCTTCTCATTGGTTGCGGTGGCTTGCTTTTTGTTACCATTGGGTCAAAAGTTACCCAATTGTATTGTGGATATTTACTAAAGAATAGTTTTACAAACTTACTGATTTCATTGGCGTTCCTACCGATAACCGAAATCACAGGTTTTTGAGGCACATTACTTTTTTCAAAATATTCTGGAATACCGATGTTATATGTTTTAATATCGAATTTACCTTCACCATAAAAAGTTTCTAACCATTCTTTAAGACTTTGTGAGGTAGTAATAACATCATCAATACCAAATGATTTCCAATCCGTACCCGGGATTAATGAACTTGTCATATAATCAACAGATTGTAGTAATCCAACTCTTAAACAAGGTAGATTTTTGGTTTGTTCCATTACGTTTGAATAGACTTCTGGGATTACCATGATGTCTTCAGGACCTACAGTAAGTTTTGGGTCTGCCATTGACATATGTGGGTGGTCAGTAAGTTCTTTTTCAATCCAAGTAGGAGCAACATAATCACCCTTCTCAACCATAATCACCACTTCATAACCCAGATTTTTTACAACTGTTGCATGGAAATATATTTCATATACACTTGCAACAGGACTCTGTGATTCTGGTACAACAAATAAGAATTTTGATTTCTTATTCACCATTTTATCGAGACTAACCTTAATTTTCTCGATTTTTTCTAATTCAGCCTGTTCTGCTGATATTTTTAATTCTTCACTCATTTTATTTAGTTTTATATTTAATTATTTTTTGAAATTTCTGATTTTCAATTAAATCTACAATTTGTAGTGCATCTAATGAACCAGATTTTAATTCTTCATTATATGGTCGCCTTAATTTGATAAGTTTCTTACCCCAAGGCGCACCAAGTTTAATGATTTCGGGGTCTGTTGTGATTAATACATTCACGTGTTTCCACATATCAATCGCATTATCTAAAAATTTATAATCTCTGAACCTTGATGATATCTTACTTAAAAAGAAAAGTGTTGGTGGTATACTAAATCTGTTTTCAACCGACATTACAGTAAAATCAACTGTTTTTTCGTATTTCTGTAAGAAATTATTAACATCCAAATCCAATTGAGGATATATTTTAGGTGCAGCACCATGAAGTTCAAATAAAAAATCCTGATACAGAAATCTGTTATAAACTTCCTTTGCCGTTAATTTGATTTCTTCCTCTTTTTTAAATAAGAATGAATCGGCTTCTGCCTCACCTTTTTCATCTACTTGATAATGCACAGGATTAATATCATCAGGCATTTCATCGGGTTCTTTTAATTCTTTCACAGTTTCAACAGTATCTTCCCAATGATAATTTTTCCAAAAATCGTAAACATATTCTGGTTCTTTCTGTAAATTTTCTTCTCCGAATTCCTGTGCGTAAAATCTGTCGAATTGTGCCCATCTTGCTCTCAAGACTTCATTAACATCAATACCTATTCTTAACTTACCCATTATTTTCTTGTTTTAATTGCTCCAATTGGTGTTGGAGTTCTTGTTTTAATTTTTTCATCATTTCAGTATGCTCACTTATTAGTTCGGCATCCGTAATATATTTTGGATTGATACATTCAATCCTTGTATCGGTTGATTGTGTTGGAATCACTATGATTTCACCCTTGATTGTTTCTGGTGATATTCTTTTGGTTATGCTTTTAACAAAATGTTCGATGTCTTCCATTCTAACACCTTGCACACCAACATATATTATTAATAATTTATTTTCTTCACTCATTGATTTATAAATGTTACATATTATATAGTAATACGTGTCTTAATTAAAAATCTTGAATACAGTCGGAAATTTTTTTCTCAGTATTTATCACCAAATGATAATAAACTATAAATTTTTATAATTACTATGGAAAAAGAAAATCAAGTACCAAAAAAAGAGCCAATTGGAGATGTATTAAAGAAGTATAAGCAAATGCGTGAAGAAGGTACGCTTGCAAACCCAGAATCAGTAACTTCATTACCGCTTGATGAAGCACCAGCACCTACTCCTTCTGCACCTGAAGCACAATCTGCTTCGATACCATCGGCAAGTTTTAATCCTCAAGATTATGAAAATGCTATGAGTAAAGAAACTGACCCTGATTTAATGACTTCATATGAAATAGTTAAATTACCGTCAAAGGGTTTATTTTATAAGAACAAGATTTCTGAAGTCAATGTTGAATACATGACTTCAAAAGACGAAGACCTTCTTACAACACCTTCTTTAATCGAAAATGGTACTGTTTTAGATATATTATTAAACAGAAAGATTAAAACAAAAGGTATTGATGCCAGTATGTTACTCGCAGGTGATAGGAATGCCATCATATTATTCTTACGTAGTTCAAGTTATGGTTCAACATATACAGTACAAGTGCCTGACCCAAGGACAAATGCAATTTTTAAAACTGAGGTAGATTTACTTAAATTAAGATATAAAAAAATCACAGAAACTCCTGATGGAGAAGGACATTTCGGCATTAAATTGCCCATGCGTAAGAAAACCGTTATGTTTAAATTACTAACTGCTGGTGAAGAAACCATGTTATTTAATCAAGCCGAAGCACATAAAGAAGCATTTGGTCAGGAATTTAGTGAGTATAGTACTCTTAAATTAAAATCACATGTTGTAAGTATTGAGGGCAAAACCGATAGAACATATATTAGTAAATTCATTGATGCAATGCCAGCACTTGATGCGCTTACAATTCGTAGGAAGATTATTGATGTTGCTCCTGATGTTGATATGGAGTATGAATTCAAAGCTAAAGACGGATATAAATTTAAGGCGCAATTATCTGTGGGCATCGATTTTTTTTTCCCCAGCACTTAGCGGGTGATTATAAAAAAATGGTCGATGAAGAGATATATATATTGACCAAACACGCTAAGTTTCAAGCAGATTATATCGAGAAACTACCTATATATCGCAGAAGACACTTCTTATTTCTATTGGAAAAAGAGAATGAAGAAATCGAGAAGATGCAAGACAGAGCACAAAACAAAAATAACTTCAGACCGAGATAATAAAAAACTCGGTCTTTTGTATTTATATAAAACACGAAAGTAAAAATGGCAGCACCTAAACCAGATGATGTAAAAAGATATAATGATTTGTTGAGAGAACAAAGTACTAATCTTAGCGGTATTAATAAACAAGAAGCCGAAAGAAGAATACTTATTCAACAAAGCAGTGAAATCCAAAAAGCAATTGCTGAACATGGAAAAGAAATTCTTAAAGGCAATACGGATTCTGAGGCTGCTGTTCGTGAACTTAATACTCAACTTGAAAAAGTTAATGCTGAAGAACAAAAGATTAATAAACAACTTGAGAGGCAAGTCAAGACAAGAAAAATCACTAATGACCTCGCCAGAACACTCAGTTCTCAATTAAAAACAGGTTGGAAATATTTACAAGACCAAGATAAAATCATGAAATCTGTAACCCTTAATCTTGGCATGTCTGGTGCGAAAGCAGCAGCAATGCGAGATAGTTTTAAAGCGTCTGCGGGAGATATGTTGAAATTAGGTGGAAGTATTGAAGATATTGCTATTATAATGCAAACCTATGCTGATGAAACAGGAAAAGCTCGTGTTTTAACTACTGAAATGGTGAATGATATCGAGGCAATTGGTAGAGGTACTGGACTTAATGTAGGTGAAGCAGCAAAACTCGGTGCTCAATTCGAATTAATGGGATTTGATGCAAGGTCAACTGCGGATTATGTTCAAGGAGTCATGGATACCAGTGAAAGAATGGGTGTGAATACTACTAAAGTTTTAAAGACAGTTAATGATAATTTCAAGAGATTAAATACATATACATTTCAACAGGGTGTCAAGGGATTTGCGGAAATGGCAATGTATGCTGAAAAATTTAAAATGGATATAACCGATGTTTTAGGTGCTGCTGATATAGCAAGAAATCTTGAGGACGCAATCGATTTATCAGCACAATTGCAAGTTATGGGTGGTGAATTCGCAAAAACCGACCCCTTTGAATTGTTATGGACAGCACGTAATGACCCTGCTAAACTCGCTGAGAAAATCGCAGACATGACCAAGGGTCTTGTGAGTTTCAGGAAAATGGCTGACGGCACATTTGAGAAGTTTATTAGTCCTGCTGACCGTGACAGGATTGCTGCCGTAGCTAAATCAATGGGTATGGAAGCCAGTGCATTAACAGAAATTACTGAAAGACAGGCTGAAATCCAAAAAATACGTCAGAGTATGGGTGGTCTGGGACTTAGTGCCGAAGAAAAAGAAGCAGTTGAAGGTGCTTATATCTACAATAAAGAAACAGGTAAGTTCCAAGTTCAAGTCGGAAAGGAATTGGTTAATATTAGAGACCTTACAAAAACACAAGCTAAAGCATTTTTAAGTGAATCAGAATTACTTAAAAAACGTGCAGCAGAAGCACTAACATTTAGTGAGACGTTCGATAAAACAATTGAAATCCTAAAATCAACACTACTTCCATTACTGGAGGTAATTAATGAAAAAGTGCTTCCTAAACTCGGTAAAATTGCTGATAGATTCGTAAAATTTGCTGACCAAGGTATATTGGGAATGGTTAAAGCTGCTGGATTATTGATGGCTCCGGTTCTGATATTTAAAACTGCTTCAACTCTATTAAGTGGTAGTCTTATGAAAGGAGGGGGTGCTGTTCTTAGTAGACTTGGTAGTAAGGGAACAAGTAGTATAGCAGAAGCCGTATCTTCTAAAGGCACTACATCAGGACTTTTTGAACAACGAAAAGGTATTGGAATGGGTGCTGCTGCACAAGGTAAGGGGATGCAAAATTTGGGTACTGGTGCTGGTATTGGTGCTGCTGCTGTTGGAATGGGAGCAGGTGTTGGACTTGCTGCCGTTGGTATTAGTAAACTTGCAGATTCAATGTCAAAACTCACACCAGAACAAGCAGAAACATTACAAAAAATTGCAACTACATTAGCAGTAACATTTCCACTTGCTGCGATAGGAATTGGTATTGTTGCTGCCGTGGCTGCACCAGCAGCAGTTCCGCTCTTGGCTCTTGGTGCTGCTATACTTATGATTGGTGGTGCTGTTGGTATTGCTGCAATGGGTATTGGAAAAATGAGTGAAGGTCTTGCTGATTTAAATAATAGTGGTGGTGGTGCAGGTAAAGAGTTACTTGGTGTTGCTGCTGGAATTGGTGCAATTACATTAGCAATGGCTGCTGGTGGTATTGCTGGAATGTTTACATTTAACAATGCCTTGAAAAGAATGGAAAGAAATAGTGGTGGTATTGAAAAAATCGGAGCAGCCTTCCAAAGTATTCATGCCGTATTATCTGGAAGTCGAGATGACTTCGAAGCTGTTGAAAAAGCCGTAACCTCAATTGGTAATGCAAAAATAAAAGGCGGTAGTGTATTTGCTGACTTAGCTAATCTATTAAATAAACCATTACAAGTTGAATTTGCTAATAATGGTAGACTCACACTTAAAAATGATATAACATTAGAAATTGATGGTAATAAGTTCATGCATAAAATTTATAACCCAGAAATCGCTGTTCAAATGCATGAAAATCGAAGAATTGGAAAATAATTATTAAAAATTTCAGTGATTTAAGAAAATCTCTTGTTTCTTAAATTTATTCTTTGTAACTTTGACAAGTTTTTTCTCAAGTTCTCAAACTATTAATCAATTCTTCGAATCAATCAACAAAGATTACAAGATTTGGTTATTAACTTCTGCGAATTTAATAAAAACCTCGACATTATAGGATAACTATATTTATTTCTAAACGAAATAAAATAAATTTTCAAAAGTATTAATTTATTAGTTATTCTTAAATTAATTTTCTTCATAATCCAATAATGTTTTAATAAAAATAGTTGGAATCACGCCAGTCATGTTGAAACAGTTTTTGGGAAGGTAAAAATAGGTATTATAAAATCAATCTGCAAGTATTTATTAAAAAAGTATTAAATGGCTGACACACCATCAAGATTATCATCAGGAGATATCTATCATAAGGGTAGTTATATACCAATTGAAGAATTTCGAAATAAGATATTCGCACGTAGTTTATATAGTCTTGATAGTGAGTATCAAAACACTCAATTATTCTCAAAGAATGGACAATCAAATCTCGCCAGTAGTATTTCAACTGTTTTAAATGTTATACCTCAATATAATCGTATGCAAGTCAATACGAATTTATTAGGAAATGTTTATGATGCATTTCGTGACGATGGTTCACCATTGGCAAAAATTGGTTTAGTTATGCTTGGTAAGCAGATGATGTATAATTCTGCAATGAATCTCTCGGTAAAATATCTTCCTTCAATTGATATTTCACAGGCACTTAAAGGTAAGCCTGAGAAAATGTTTAAATTGAATCGGGATAATACTATTAGTGTAAAAGACTCTGAAAGTAAATCATTTTTAGATAAAGTTGGTAGTGTTTCGAGTAATATTCTCGGAATTGACACATATAGTGTTTTTGGTGATGATAATCCATTTACTGATGGTTTTAATAGTATTAAGGCAATTAAGAATACAGGTAATATGCAATTGACCCGTTTTTTTAGTGCCATTAATATGAATTTATATAAACCAATTAATTATGATTCAAATTCTGACTACAGTAAAACATTTGTCGATTATGCTGATGAGGCTGGTATTACAATTGATTCTGCGAGATACAGGGTGTTGGCATATCAACCAAGTTTTACATTTGATAATGCCAGAACATATCCGTATTTAGGAATTAAAATCAATACAACGGCAATTGGTAGAGCGAATACCGCAATGGATATCGCTTATTCTGGAAATACTAATAGAATTCAGGAATATGCTCCAACAAAAGATTATATACTTAATAATTTTGGAACTACTGTTAAGACTGAAGACAAAACAATGAATAATTGGGTTGGTGATGAATCTAATTTCAGTACTGATGATGATAATAATGATAAAATTGTTTGGGGTAGAGATGGTTTAATTTCGGAATCCAGAGAATATATTGGACAGTTTCGTGGCACAGATGATAATATTGCAACTGGTGGTGGAAATGAGTTAAATGGTGAAAAATTTAATGTAAGAGAGGGTTTACTCGAATACACAAGAAATCTACTTAATTCAACTAATGGTCAATTTGTTGACCAAACCAGAAAAGCATTTAAAAGAGATAATAATATAGTTGGCTTCCAAGGTTCGCCATTATGGGAAACAAATAATAAAAAATATTCTATTGATAGTGGAAATGAGTTGGGAAAAACTGGTATTAGACAACATACGGCTGTAGACCCATATAATAGATTTGCTAAATCAATTAGATTTAAAGGAAATGTTGTTTATAATGGTGATAATAACGGTAATCAAAATTCTGTTATTTATAAAACAGTGCTCCCAAGAATTCATCCAACAAGAAAAGAGAATTTTGCAAAAGGCGAAAATCCAATTAATAACAAAAACTTAATGTTTAGTCTTGAAAATCTTGCTGTTGGTACGATTGTTAGAGAAAAATTTGGTGTTATTGATGATGAATATGGTACTCCGATTCCATTGTCAGAGGTTGGACCGTTTGCTGGTCGTTTGATGTGGTTTCCACCATATAATATTGAAATTAATGAAGTTGCGATAGCTAAATATGAGTCAACTGTTATGGTTGGTAGAAACGAACCAATGTATAACTACATGAACTCAGAAAGAACTGCGGTTCTTAGTTTTTCATTACTTGTTGATTATCCAGAACAACTAAGAAATAAAGAGTATACTGGTGATGGTGGTATGAATAAGAACAAAGCTATTGCTGATTTCTTTGCATTTGGTGGTAATCCGTTACCATCAGAAGCTCAAACTGAAATTATTGAGGAAAAAATTGAAAAACTTAAAGACCAACTTAAAGAAATTGGCGGTCCCGTAGACCAAGCCGAACCACCTGACCCTAAAGCTCCTTTAACAACAATTTATTTCCAGAATGATACTCCAACTGCTGGTGAAGTCAATACTATTATCGATATTATGTATAATAATCCAAATCATTATGAGATTATTGATGGCATGGAATCGGCACAAGATGGAAATGGGTTTGGATTGAATAAAGATATTTATTATTTGGAAAATATTACTGGTGACACACTGACAAAAACTAATTTGGGTGTTAGTGGTACTTCCAAACAATATACTGCAATTAGTGTCGAATCTCCATTCGGTCCTTGTGTTTTAAATAAGAATTTGTTGGATGTTTATAGTGATGAAAAGTTCAGAAAATATTATGATATCGAGATAACAGGAACTGCTTCGAAATTATATAAAAGCGATAACGAAATAGCATATAATAAGGCACTTGGAAACCGAAGAGTTGCAGCAGCAAAACATTTAATTATTAGTAAATTAACTGAAATGTTTGGTGCTACTGTTGCGAATGAAATTGGTGATAATAATATAAAATCTAAATTAGATGTTGGTAGTACTAATGGTAGTGCAGCAGGTGCTGAATCAGAGAATATGCATTTAGAGGATGTTAAGAAAGAAAGAAGAGCAGACATTGTTTTTAAGAGAAATAATCTTGATGTTGATAAAAAGGGGCAGGAATTAAATCAGAAACAAAAAGAAGATATAGTAAACATTCAGAAAGACATTCAGAGTCTTGAATTTCAACTTAATGTTGCAAAAAATAGTGTTAGGGAAAATATTTATAATGAAAGAAATAAAGCTGTTCTAAATAGTTTTGAATCAATAAGTGGAAATCAGTTTTATCCTGTATTCCATAGTCAGACACCAGAAGATTTCCATAGAAGATTGACTTTCTTACAACAATGTACAAGACAAGGTGCTGCAAAACGTTATGATATTGTTGATGAAAATACTGGTGAGTTACGTGCGAGAAACAGTGTTTTTGGTAAGCAACCAATTTGTGTATTGAGAGTCGGTGATTTCTTTTATACTAAAGTTGTTATTGAAAGTGTAACAATTGATTATGCTGATGCTCCGTGGGATATGAACCCAGAAGGTTTTGGAATGCAGCCAATGATGGCAAATATTACGTTACAAATGAAGGTAATTGGTGGTCAGTCGCTGCAAGGACCTATCGATGCATTACAGAATGCCGTGACATTTAATTATTATGCCAATTCAAGTTTCACCGATAAAGAAATGTATTCAAGACCAGCAACTGAAGCAAATAAGCAAGCAAGTTACATCAAGGGTGTTGTTACTAAAAAACAAAGAGTTGCAACTACAGCATATATGGTTAATGATGTACTAACTAATAAAGTAACGGAGGGAGAAGAATAATGCCATATCAAGATTATAAAAGATACGAAATACTAAAAAACGACAATGGTACGACTGATGAAATGCCATTTGTTAATTTACCAACGAATTCAAGTGATAAATTTGAGTACTGGAATACCAATTTCAGTAGATTAGATAAACTGGCTCAAAAATATTATGGAAACCCATTTTATGATTTTTTGATTTTATATGGGAATAAAATATATTTAAATGAGTTCGATATCCCAGATGGTGCACTTATTAGAATTCCATTCCCATTCCAGAAAGCCAAAGCCGATTACGAAGCAGTATTAATGGCGTTTAGAAAACAATAAAAATCCTTGCCTTTCTTATTTTAAATCACTAAGTTTGCAGATGCTAATAGTATATGTATGAAAAATAATATAGTGGTGGTGTTTTCATCACATCTTAGTGAAGAAGAAAACGAAAAATTTATCAAACATATTGGTGATACTATAGGTTGTCATCATAAAGTTGTTTGTTACCCCAACTTCAATCAATTCAGTTTACCTCAAGTATATAATCAGGCAATTGAAGACCATTATGAACACGATTCTGTTTTTGTTGTGTGTCATAATGATATACAGATAAAAACTCCGAAGTGGGGGAAAACCTTATTGGCTAAATTCAATAATACTGGTTTTGACATTATTGGCATCGCTGGAAGCACATATCTTCCAGAATCTGGTAAATGGTGGGAAGACCGTACAAAAATGTTGGGTATTGTTGAACACTCAAATAGTGTGAGTGAATGGGTTAGTGCTTATTCAAAAGAAATTTTTAGTGTTAAAGACGTTGTGTTAATTGATGGTTTATTCATGAGTTTTGACCCAGATACAATTATTCATCGGTTCGATGAAAGTTTTAAAGGTTTTCATTTCTACGACCTGAGTTTCTGTGTTCCTAATTATCTTGATGGTTGTAATATTGGTGTAACGACTTCAATACGAGTTCTTCATAAATCAATTGGTGAAACTAATCAGGAATGGGAGAACAATAGAATTCAATTTTCGAAACAATGGGCAGATGAACTACCACTTACAATTCCACCACCATTTAAAGACCTTAAACCCAAATTAATTGCTGAACCCAAGGTTACCGTTATAATTCCAACAAAGAATAATCTGAAATATATAAGGAATAACATATATTCTTGGCGACACGAAGTTTTTTACGACAATTACGAGATAATTATTGCTGACACAGGTAGTGATGCTGATGTGATAAAAGCATATGATGAATTCCTTGGTGATAAAGTCAGACTGGAAGAGTATGATTGGTATAATTTCGCCAGAATAAATAACGATGTTGTACATAATTATGTAAGTGAAGACACCGAATTAATTTTATTTTGTAATGATGACATTCTATTACTTAACGATGTTTTGAGTAGATGTGTTCAAATTTATAATGAGAACCGAGATAAGGTTGGGACTATTGGAATCCGTTTACATTACGGTGACGGTAGCATTCAACATAATGGAATTACTATTGATAAGAATCTGGCGTTATCCCATCGAGACATTAGGAAAATCGAAAAATATCAAACAACCGTGAATTATAATTCGCTGGGGAACACTGGTGGGTTCATGTTAATTAAAAAAGACCTTTTTAATTCATTTGGTGGGTTCAACGAAAAATATATCGAATGTCTTGAAGACGTGGAACTTAATTTGAAATGTAAGCAACAGGGACTGAAGAATATAACTGTAAGTGATGCAGTCGCATTTCACTATGAATCTGTGAGTAGAAATAAAATTAGTGGTGGTGATGATAGATTTGTGGTTGATTATGAGAGATTAAAACTATTTATTGGAGAAAATAAGATTAAGGTATGAGTAAATTCAGTGTAAGTTATAACGTTTTTGATGGTGTGGAATTACTGGAAGACAGCATAAATCATATTAGAGACGTTGTTGACCATATTTCAATTGTGTTTCAGAGCCGAAGTTATTGGGGAAATGAACTAAGTAAAAAAGAG